TTAAATCAGCATGGTCAGGGAATCGTTTTATGTACTCCCTGATAACTTCGTGCTTTATCATAACTTGCAGGATTAAACCCTTTCGATAGTTTTAGTTGGCTCTAAGAAATTTTTAGCCAAGTAAGCAAGTCCACCACCAACGGCAGCCATGCCAATAGTTTTCAAATCGAAAACAAATACACCTGCTTGTAAAGATTGTTGGATTATAACTATTGCAGGTGTAAGTACTGCAATGATTAATCCTCTGACTGCATCTCTCCATTTTAGCGAGAACTGCTTTGAAATTACTTTTTTACCCATTGTCTTAGTTTTAAGTCGTTAAATTAAATTACTATGATTTTTGAATGATATTTAATACTTATCTTGAAAGTGCATATAGTCATAATTCTTCTCTACGCCAAGATTTATAAATCCGTTTTGGTAGAATATGTCAATCATCATCTTATATTCAGGTCGTGCAAATCGTGCCGTTTTAGAGGATTCATGCAATAGGTTTCTGTCAGGGTCTAAGTCTATGGCAATCGCCCAACTATGAGTACTTAACTCTGAACCACCTCGCATTAACCGATAATTAAAGCAACCTCCGTATAAGTCAATACCAAGCTCTACAATCGTATTATATCCGTAATGAGCAAGTAACTCATTGAATACATTTAAGAGCCTTGTAGCAATTAGTTTATGGCATTGGAAGCGTTTAATCTTCTTGTTCCTATCCCAAGCTATTCGCATCGGGTAGGGTAAGTCAATCCATACTAAATATCCTTTACCAGTTTTATTGACTTTGCCGTATTTTGCTGATAATTGGTCAGTAGTTGGCAGATTCATTTTCTCGATTCCCTGATTCCAGACTTGACCTTAAAGTAAATAGATAGTACTGTTAGCACAATACCACACAAACCACCAATAGAACCAACTATCCTTACTGTGCTTTCTTGTGATAGAAAACCTACCAAACTAAATGCCATGCCTGTAACCGAACTTAAAATGCCTGTAATTGAAGGATGCTGCTTTACTGTGGTAATAAATTCGTTACTTATCATCTCGCTTATTTAATAGGTCTTTAAATAATGCGGTGATAATATCTATTAGCCTACGTTCTAATTTGGGGAATATACTTCTTAGCAAGAAGCCTAATATTGTCGGTAATGCTTTTCTAATTTCGGGCATCAAATCTGCTGATACCTTTTGCTCTACAAATATTACTTCTTCTTGTGTCATAGTTTTTTAAGTTTTAAATTGAGTAAATATACTCATTTTTAAATTACTTTTTCGGCTTGTCCGCAGGTTGCACTATTTGTGCTGATTTTTGCAAGAACTCGAGCAAACTTTTTGAAACAGATTTGCTATCTATGTTTGCATCAATCGTTCCAAGCAACGCTCTAAACTGATTTATATTCATTTTTAGTTGAATAGTAGTGTCACGCTTTGTTGTGTCGCTCTGTGCCATTAATGCTAATGGTAGGCAGATTAAGAATGTGATGAATAGTTTTTTCATATTGTTTAGTTTTCTGATTTTCTGATGTTTTGCCTTCCGTTACGTCTGTTATTCTGATAGCTTGAAATGTCACTTGCATTAACTAAGTTTAGTATTCGTGTCATGTAGGCGTTATTTCTTGCCCTCAATATTGCATCAAGTCTGTTAAACACACCTGCCTGAACTGCGATGTAGTCCATTCTTATTTGCTGAACGATACTTAACCAAGTTTTTACAGATATGCTATCAATTGCAACCAATGATTGATTTATTGGAGGGTTGGCAATACGCATCTTTGTTTTAAGTTGGTCGAATACCTCGTCATAGTCTGCCCTGTAAAATCCTGCGGTCAAGAATGAACCGATGTACTCTGCATCCCTTGCTTGAATGCTTACATTGATTTTAACCTTTGCACTATCATTATCCATGAACATTGCAGGTTGTGCCATTGAGAACAATGGGCTTAGTAGTAAAATGATGATGATTGTTTTCATAATTTATTTATTTTTTAAAATATCAATTTCTGCTTTAAGTTCTTGAATAGCCTTAATATAAATAGCGTGTAGTTGGTCGTAATTAATACCCATTTTCCCAGTTGAAGGAGTTACAAAAACCGCTTCAGGTATTATTTTCGCCATTTCTTGTGCTATATTACCATTTTGTCTACCTTCACCAAAGTTTTTATAATCATCAACAAAGTCAAACCATACAGGATTCATTTTAACAATTTCATTTAATCCATATCCAATAGGTACAATATTTTGTTTGACTGATATGTCAGAAACTGGTGCAGATAAAACACCGCTTGCGTCTGCTAAAACTGCTCTACTTCCTGTTCCTGATAAATTACTAAACGTAGCACTCCCTGTCCAAGTATTATTACCACTTGCGTCTATGGTGTATCTTGCAACCCCCCCTGTCTGAATTGTAGTTGTTAAACCATCAATCGCTGTCGGTAGGTAAACTCCGCCCGTTCGATTATAAGTTTGGAATATGCCGACACCCCCTACATAAACTACTTCATTGCCTATTCCAGACGATATTGCCGACCCTGTTACTTTTACACCTGCACTTAAATTAACTTGTCCACTAAACGTAGCTGCTCCTGATGCCATAAAAGTACCATTAACATCTAATTTAAATCCTGCGTCTGTTGTTGTTCCTATTAGTACGTTACCACCGGATGTGATACGCATACGTTCGGTATCATTAGTAGAAATTAATAAAGGGTTATTAGTTGCAGTTCCAAAAGATGAATATGTTGTGGTTGAAAATAAATTAAATTGCCTAACAGAATTAGAAGTATTTAATCCTATTAAGTTAGTTCCATCAGTTATATTTTGTTGAATTAAAGTTCCCGTAAACGTAGCACTTGTTCCTGTGAGGGCAGCCATAGCAACTGTACCTGTAAAAGTAGGACTTGCAGAAAAAACGGCTGAACCTGTGCCTGTTGTGCCTACTCGACGAACCGTTAAATCTATTGCCCTGTGAACCATTACAGAATCAGTTGCATCACCAACCAATAAATTACCTACTTCAAGTTGACCTCTTGTGTATATTGAGCCGTTATTTCTAATAAGTGCTTGGTCTGTTGAGTTTAAATAAAATTCTGCTAATAAGCCTGTTCCTTGTTGAGTTGCAGTAAATGGAGCAACCCCATTGGTGTTTGCTAAAGCTGAAAGCGCTCTACCATTTCCTGTATGGCTCAATGCTAAGGATGCTGCTGTAGATGCTCCATAAGTTATAGAGTGCTTCCCTGTCCAATCCTTGTCTCCTGCCAACCCTGTTTGATTAGTAGTAGTCAAAACCACACCACTCAATCCTGAACCGCTACCTGTTGGGGTTAGGTAATACGAAGGACTTAACGCACTTAACTTTTTAGTGGTGAGATTGTGTACTACGATTGAATCCGTACCTCCTACTCCTGCGGTGAGTTGTGTTGCGGCTAATGTTTTGTTAGTTGATAAGTCGCCTGTAACAGTTGTACCTGCGTTAAATGTCCAACTTGTTCCGTCAAATGAAGCCCTTGTATCAGAGCCCGAACTTATGATTACATTATTAGATGCCGATGAAGATAGACTTGCTCCATTGTTACCTATAATAGTATTACCGCTTCCTGTGGTTATAGTCCCACCATCTGTATATCCAACAATAACATTGCTTGAACCAGTTGTAATTCCATGACCCCCTAATTGACCAATCAAAGTATTATTATTACCTGTTGTGATTGCAGAACCCGAATTTGTTCCAATATTAATATTACCATACCCAGCCATTCCTGTATTTGTTTGCGTAAAATTACCTGCTCCCTGACCGATTGAGATATTGGTGTAGGGTGCTGATATTCCTGCTCCTGTATAAGTATGTAATAACCTTGTACCATTCTGATATATCGAACCAACAGAAGCGGTTGTGGTTGGAATATTGATTAGGGAGTTGGCGGTTACATCTCCGCTAAACGTTTTATCCCCTGCAATCGTTTGCGTTCCTGTGGTGATTAAACCTCTATTACTTGCACTTGCACTCGGAATATTAAAAGTATGTGTAGGACTAACGCTTGAAATGTTAAAGTCTGTTCCAGTGCTTCCAACCGCAAAGTATTGAGTATTATCAGTTAATCCATTTAATGCTGATATGCCACCTGAAAAGGTTGTAATTGCTAAACTTAAATGGCTATTCTCTGTATGAAGTGTAGTTGTTCTACCTCCTGATGAATCAACGATATACACTCTGACTGCTAACCTATCAGTTGTCAATAAAACAGTTTCGGGGACTGCTAACGAAGTTAAATATAAGTCAATAACTGTACCTCCTGTAATTGCTTCAGGAACTGCAGATGAACTCGCAATACTTGTAAATGTGCTACCATTATACTTTAACAATTCAACATAAAACTTTTGTGAGCCACCACTTGATGACACACTAAAAAACATCTCAAAATTCCATGCTCCTGATGGTATTAATAGTTTATTTGGATTTGCAACATCGGTTAAGAATTGAGCAATTAAACCATTGCCAACCAATGGAAAGTCTGTACCTGCACCAATAACGGCAGTATTAGCCATCTGTTTATAGGTTGCAACACTTGCAGCAACGGAACCATTCATGTAGTAATTAACCGAAGAACCACCACCTCCACCCGATGGCAATGTCGCCAATTCACCATCACCTCGAATGTATTGGGTTGCGTTTCCTGCTGCCGATACTGCCAATGTACCCGAAGTTGTAACAGGACTATTAGCCACACTAAATGCAACTGGCATTGTTAATCCTACACTTGTTACTGTACCAAATGTACTTTTAGCAACCTTCCGAATTTTACCATTAAGAACTGTAAGAATACTATCTGTATTAGCACCAAGCCCAACATTCTTTAAATACGTTTTACCATAAAGCGAAGTACCCCCGGTTCCTGCGGTTTTACCTACCCGGATAGAATCGTAGTTTAACTGGTAGCTAACCTGTCCTGATACTGCAAATGGCAGTAATAATAAAATAAATAGTAGTTTTCTCATGATACTGTGCCTAATGGGATGGAATACCACCCGGTTGATGTTTTTTTGTAAATTAATGGATTATCTGTTATTAATTGGCAAATGACTTCAAATCCTATGCCAGCGGTTGTATAAGTTGCTGATAAAGTTGCAGCGGATAACTCTGAAGTAGTTGAATTTTCTACAAAAAACCTATTCCGCATCGCTCCGACAGTAGAGCGGTAAGTAATTACATTGCCAGCAATAGCAACGACTATAATATCGCTATCTAGTAAGTCCCGGCCTAAGGTCGGAAAGTCTTTAGTATAAATTCCTACTACTGGCATGATCCTTTAATTAAGTAATACATATTGGCCCCCATTATCTACAAAGGTATCAATATTTTGATACCATACATTTTGAATCAAATCATAATCAACTATAGCTCCATAGCCGGTTAATGTTCCTGTAAATTTAACAAAATCATCTGTATTTCCGGTTATGTCCAAATTTTCAATAAATGCATATCCTTCATCGCCCTCGCCAGTTTCATCATTAACCATTGACCAGGCAACTTTTACGCGATCTCTACCGAATGTTTTTAAATCATTATAATTGATAATAGCCATGTCATTTGAGTACACGCATTCGAATGGAATAGAATATCCATGTAAAGTGCCTAATGATTTAGTTGCACCTTTTTCAGTAGTTTTGCAAGTCCGCAAAAACTGTATAGTTTCGGACAAAGAATTACTAGTCAAGCATCCCACCGGAATAGTATTTATGTTTAATATTATCATGGCCCTGATTTTATGGTTACTCTAGTGGTTTGCCCGTAGTCGGGTTGCAAAGTATAATCCATAGCTATTTCGGCATTTACGATGCGGATTAAAGTAGCCTTACAGATATTTGACTGCAAATCATAAGATAGTCCTAAAGGCATAAATTTGCCAGCTAATAGATTTATGCTAAATACTGATAGCGGATTAAAATATCCAAAAATAGAGCCATCGAATTTAACGAATGGTCCTGCATATATTCTTTGGATTTCCTCAACTGCCAATCTTAGGAAAGGTTTTGTAACTGCATAAGGTTCTGCCAAAACACTTTCAGATATTCCGCGCCTTTCCCATAAATCGGTTAGTGTAGATCCGGTAGAATAGAATATAGCACCAACATATAATTCATTTGGACTATCACCATTAAACACATCAATAGTTTCAGGTACATGAGTAAAAGTTGCTCTTTGAGTTGCTGTATGAATTTCGCCAACCTGGTCGCCAAAATCTAAAAATACAAATGCAGAAATATTGGTATAAATAATATTATTGCCTGTTGCCGTAGGTGCTAAAATTCTAAAGGTTATATTTCCATCTAAAGGAGCTGGATCTGATAAAATTATAGCATCATCGCCAACGCCAGCTATCGATGCAACTTGGTAATAATCTGAAACACCAACTCCAGCAAGTTGCCAACTTCCATCCTGTTGCAAATAATAAATATTTCCTGATGCATCTAACGTTATTGAAAAATTCATGTAAGCAAACAATAAGGGATCAGGATTTTCGTAGCTAACAACTATTTTTAGCCTCTCTTTATTGGTTGCAGTAAAATTTAAAGGTATTGTATTATTGTTTTGGTAATAATTATTGACATTTGGCGGATCAAATGGATCTGTTTCGTCATAAAATATAATGCCTCCTGTCGGCCATAATCCAACATACATTACCCCCGCTTTAGTCCATCCTGAAATAGTAATCGTATCGCATGGCCCTACTGGAGTAGGTACGCAACCTAGAGTACCAAAGAAATTAGGATTATCTAACTTTTCATCAAGGTTTTGCAATTCGCCATACCGATAAGACATCGAAGAATTTTTGTAAGGCTTATCAATCATCTTTAACTGGTCGGTATTGATATGAAATAGAGGAGCTAAAACTACTCCTTCGCTTTCGCCTCCAAGTATTTGAGCTAAATTTTTAGAAGTTACATAACCATCATAGGCAGGTTCTCCATCAACATATTTTCGGAAAACCAAAGTATCGGATAAAGCCAATTCATTTGGCCGAAATATGTAAAATGCACCCTCGCTCTGAATAATAGTTGCAGTCCATTCCTCTAGGACTGCCTTTAAAACTTCCTCGCAATTAATAGGGTTTATTTGGTCATCCTTCATAAACCTTTCAGCATTGGTTCTGGTCAATGCCAAAGGATCGTAGGTATCGCCTTGCGTAGTTGCATCGGGATAGATATTCACGCAAGTATAAATATCCATGTTAGGAATAGCTATCCGATTTATGCAGTTGTAAATAATGTCCAAAAATGATTGCTTACCTAGCCAAAAGTTACCATCGTTCTGAACGTATGATAAATTCTTAAGTAGTCCTAAAGTGTCAACCGCATTAATAGATATGCCATAAGGCGTAAACATAAATTGCTCTTGGCATCCATCTGGGATAATAAATCCGCGCCAAATTACGCTGCCATTTTTATAGATTAATACTAAAAACTCCCTTTCGTTTTCTGTATATAAATCCTCTAGCTCAAAGTCCTCTGTTGCGATAAGATTTAACGTACATTCAGATCCCCTGATAGCTTGCATTTTATAATCGGAAGTATTCTGATAGTTAATCTGTACCGGGTTCTCTTGCGCCTGGATTTCCTCTGATACGCCAACATAATCTAACTGCTGGATAATGCATTCAAATATATCAGAGCTTCCGCCTAATATCCGCGTATCTCGGTCAGCATAAAAAGTAAAAAAGTATCTGTCAGTATATGCCATTATGGTCCGAATCTTTGAAGTTTTGCCCCTGCTCTATTTAATACACCAACTAGGTTAGTGCCTGATATTTCAAATACTACCCGGCCAGAACTTATATCGCTACCAGCATTAAATCCAGTCGTAGCAACATTATTAAACTGTTGAGGAATTGGCGCGGCTTGTTTCTTTTTGAATAAGGATGCAATCCCTGCTATGGCAGCAACTCCTGCTAAGATAGGTAATAATGCTCCGCCTGTTGCGGCCGTTCCGGTTGCCGCCGCACCTGCTCCGCCTGTTGCCGCACCTTTACCAAACAAACCTAATATGCCACCAAGTAATCCACTACCGCCGCTCTTTTTTGCATCAGTAAATTGACTGCCTGTATTAAATTTAAATAGTCCGGTCAATTGTCTTGCCGCATCACTTGCTACAACAGAAAGCATAGTATTCAATATAGCTTTGCCTAAACTATCAAATGATAGCTTACCATTCATTAATATATCATTAAAGAAAGTTTCAAAGTTGGTTTGTAACTTTGGTAGCAAGGAATTATTAACATACGTTTGCCAATCATTTAATCCTAATTTTAAATTTTCACCAACTTGAAAACCTATAACCGGAATAGTATTTGAAAATCCTTCCGATATTCCAGAAGATAAAGTAATACCAACTTGCTCGCCTTCTAGTTTTATTTGGGTTCTATCAAATTTAGGTGTTGTTTTACTAACTGATTTTCCACCAATATCCCCACTAACCTTACCACCCTTTAAAACTTCGGCAGTTGCAGACTTTTGCAACTGTATATTTTTTTCAGTTAGTAAATTAGTATCGGTTAATAAATTATTTTTAAGTTTTGTTAATTCGTTTTCTTTATATCCTGCTTGCAGGTATTGATTTAAAATATCCCTTTGCTTAGAAGTTAAAATGTTAGCTTCCTGCTTTGCTAGTAAATTTTGGCTTTCTACTTGCAATTGGATTTTCTTTTGCTTAGTCTGCTCTGTAAGTATTTGAGCCGTTAAGTCAATTACTTTTTGCTCATTCTCTAACTGCCGAGTTGAATTTTTAGTAATAAGATCCGCCGCCGCTCTTGCTCTTGCACTTGCCAAAATTGATTCAGTCAAACCATTGTAAGCATTCTTTGTTTTATCAGTTGCAGTAGTTTCAAATTGCAGATTGCCAAAGTACGCTGGATATAACTTTTGTATTTCCTTGTATGCATCCTTTCTTTTTTCAAGAGGAATGGCCGCGTTTTGATACTGATCGTATAATAATTTAAGAGTAGTTAATTCTGACTGTGCGTTTTGACCGCCTTTCAACCTTGCCTGATCAACTTGATTTAAGGAGTTAATATATTCGTCTGTAACTTTTTTAGCAGTTGCAACCTCTTTATTTGCCCTCTGCTGATATTGCTGATAAAACAATACTCCAGCACTTACAACAGATAAAGCAATACCTAATCCGGCAGGACCAATTAAAGATGATCCTAATGCTTTTAATGCAGAGCCAGTACCGCCTGTTTCTGCTTTTAACCTTTGGAATGATTCTAATAATGGATTTAAGTTGTTTTGTATACCTATAAACCCAAAAGGCGCATCTTGCGCAACTCTGCCTAAGTTAGTTAAGGCAAAAGCAGCGGAGTTTGAGCCTTTTACAACTGCACCGCCAAGCACTCCAGCACTCTTAGATGCTTCAGTTGCAAATTGGTTAAGTTTAGAACTTGCACCCTTTAAATCCTTATCTAATTGCCCTAAAGGTGCGCCAATAGGTATCTCAATTCCTTGCATTTTCTAGATATTTAGACATGGCTTTATTCATTGTTTCTTTGATTCTGTCAATGTCTTTTACTTCTTCATCCTGATAGATAAATGACATAAATTTTTTAAAACTAGGCATCCCTTTGCTAACGTGAACACTCATAGCATTCCACGTTCCCCAGCCTACTCGCTCCCATTCCTTTTTTTCTTTATTAAAAAAGCCCTGACATTTCAGGCAGTACTGATTCCATGTCAAGGCGTAAAAGTCATTAGGCATCATAGCCATTTCCCCAAAAGCAAAGGTTAAAACATCATTACGCCAGTTTAGCTTTTCGGTTTGTCTTTTTTTTTTCAGACTGATCGGTAACTTCGTTTAATCCTAAGCACCTAAATAATTCCTTAGATGCTTTGAGTATAAAATCACCACCTGATCCGCCTGTGTTATCAATCCATTCATGCACATCAAACTGATTGAAATCAGGTTCTTTACCATCCTTTAGCATTATATATGCCGCCGAATGATAGATAAAAACTCGCATGAATGGAAGTAGCTTTTTATCTAATAGTACTGATATATCGCTAATGCTAGAATCAAAATGCGATAGAGTTTCCTCTAAAGCATAGTTACCAAAAAACATTTTGCGCTCAATACCATTGATCGTATAAATCAAATGTCCTTCCATAAATTAGTAGCCAGGATAAGGATCTATTTCCGTAATATCACCATCGCCTAGCAAAGTGCCAGAGAATGTAATAAACTCGCCTTCAGCACCTGTGATATCCAAAGCACTAAAATAAGCAGTACCGAATTGAGCTGCAAAATTAGGATCTTCCGTTCCGTTTGCAAGCAATAAAGCTATCTGGTATTCTGCCAAAGTTTTAGCTCTTGCAATACCTTTGATAGTATCCCATGATGCCTTTGCGGTATCACCACCTGCACCGCTTGTATCTGTGAAAACTCCCTCAAAAGGAATTTCATAGCTATAAGTAGTCGGCTTGCGTCTGGTTACTCCCGGATCACATTTAGTAACTGTTTCCGCGAAATCCCAAGTTTCGCTTAAACCATTTGAGGTTAAACATGCTACCGGCTTCCAGGTTCCTGAATTCCGGATGTATAGCATGAATAAACTACCTGCGTAAAATTGCTCGTCTGCCATTTTAATTTCTATTTAATTTGTGTTGAAAAGTTAATATATATTGGAATACGTTTTCCGTTTCTGTTTCTAAAGTTACCTCATTAGTTAACAATTGCAAAGTTTCAACATTAATAAAGTCATTCAATGTTAAATTCGTGACCTGTATTCTGTTTTGTATTTCCTCGCTCACTACCATTGCAAAACTTAAATCTCCAGTGCCATTCGGGTATCTAGTAACTATTTGCACATTTATAGTACAAAGA